CGGAGAATCGGAGGTAAGATGGAGTCCTTTAGACGGCCTGGAGGTCGTAGGGTGTTACTCCCCGCAGAAGTCGAATTATGTGAAACAGTAGGAATAACAGAAGATGAATATTGGTATTTTATAGAGCTAACACAAGCATTTAATGGGAAAAGGCCAAAAGAATATGACGAGATTCCTTATGTTGTAAATGATTTTATTTCAGCAGCGGTTACTTTTTTAACAAGTGGTACAGCAGCTGCTAATTTTGTTCTTGGAGTTATACTTACTCTTGTTTCTGTTTTATTAGCACCAAAACCTAGAGCACCAAAAACTCCTCCTAGTCTTACAACTGCTGGTCAAACAGGTCCAAAAAGATTTGCACCACAGACAGGTTTTAATTCAGTACAAGAACTTGCAAAATTAGGAGAAATAATACCTCTTGTTTTTACTAAACAAGAAACTGAAATTAATGGAGATTCTAAAATATATTATGGCGGTGTTCGTGTTAATACAAGGCTTTTATGGTCACAAATGTTAAGTCTTGGTTCAGGACAACAGTTAAAAGCTTTATTTATGATCGGTCTTGGTGATCTTGCATCTAAACCTGATTTTGCAGGTTATGCAATTGGGGATTTGTTACTTAAAAATTATATAAATAAAAAATTAGCTTTATATATAATGACAGATGGTGGAAGGCCACAAGAGGGACCAGAAAAATATTCAGAGGGAACTTTAGAAAGAGAACACAGTAGACCACAAAATTCGGGTCAGACTCAAGGTCCTCCTTTTAAGGATATTATTGCTGTTGATTGGGATCAAAATAATGGAGAAACAGATACTATTGTAAGTGGAACAAGATCACCTAATACGCAAGTGCAGTTTGGTGTTTATTCACCAATGCCAAATTCGATGAGATATAGAGTTGCTTATGAATTAGTTTTAAAACAGCAAGGTTTAAAAGAACAAAATAAAGCAGATATAGATACAAAAAGAAGAAAACTTAAGACAAGTTTTCCAAGATATGCTTCGATTTTAAAATACGATGGTAGTGAAACAAATAGAAATAGTTTTATAGCTGAAAAAAATAAAGATATACAATATACCATTGGGGATATGGATACTGAAACAGAGTTTGGTGAAACCTTTGATCCATGGGGTGTAGAAGATGTAAAATCTGCTGTTGATGCCTCAAGAGAAGAATCAGATGATGCGATTCAAGTAGGTGAATCTTATTTAATAGGATCAGCTTTAGCTGTTTGTATTAGTAAAAGTAGACCAATATGGACATCAAAACATTATCAAGATTGTGTTTTTAGAGTTGATGAACCTGGTAAAATTGATGTGCGAGGAGGTATAGCTGGATTAAAAGGTGCTCATAAAGGTTATCAGTTATTAACTATACAAAAATGTGCAATAGGAACTATTAGTAATAGCAAAGCCTGTGATGTAACAGAAATAGGTTTGAAATCAAAAGTTTTTAAACAGGTAACAAGTTTTCCAAACGTAAATAGTCATCCTGGAGCTGTTGGCACTAATACAGTAAATGAAGATACTACAGATGGAGTTGTAAAAAGATACAACGATGATGATGGCAGTATATCTCTTGGTGGAATGAGTAAATATCTTACTAGGTATAGTTTTTTTAGATTACAAGCAAGAGAAGCAGGTATTAATGAAGTAGATTGGAATTATATAGATGAAGGAATACCTTTTGGTGTTCGAGGTAATTCACCTCAACCACAATATAATTTTATAAGAATTAATCATTACAGCACTCCTCGAAAAGAATTTGAATTTAGATTTATACCTTTCCCTGGTAATTTAGTAAAAGCAGAATTTATTGATAGAAATAATCCTATAAGAATTTTAAGTGCTTCTGGTGAGTTATTAAGTTATGAAGCAAAACCTAATCAGCAAAAATTTGATGTATTTTTTAAAGGTTCTCAAGAAAACTTAAGAAGTGGTGACGCTTCAAATACGGAATGGTTTTTAGGTGATTTACCAACTGCCACAGATGGAGGAAAGATTAATAAACTATTAACAAATGCAGATGGGTTTATACCAAGGTCTACAAGATGGATAGAGGTAGATAGAAGAACGCCTACAGAGCAACAAATAAGAGGTAGTAATGTAACTGCAAGGATTAGATACAAAGGAAGAACTGGTGGTAGTACTTGGCAATGGGGAAACCAAAAAAACCACCCTTATTGGAATGAATATATTACCAATAGAAATAGAACAATAAATGATCCTTTAACAAAAGGTTCTGGTATTACAGTAGGTGATCCTTATAGTCAACCATATATAGATCGTGATGATGGATTTAGATATGGAGTTGGAGAGTTTGTTTTAGAAATTACAAAAGTTAGAGGTAATCAAGATGGTAAATATTATGGAATGATTAAATATGAAATGAAAGAAGAAGATGTAGAACCGATTACTCATACAAATCTTGCAACTTCAACAAGCGGTAGTGGAACAGGTTTGACTGTTAATCTTAAAATATATAATAAAATAGATTCAAATGATTATGCTGGTGCTAGGTGGGAAATAAATGAAAGAGGTAATGGCTATAAAGATACCGACACTATAAATATTCCAGCTACAGGTAATTTTCCAGGAGTAAATAATATTGATATTGTTACTGATTTTAGTGAGTTTGTATCAGAACCTTGGCCCGAAGGAAAAAATTTAAATCCCTTTGATGCTATTACAGATTACTATCAATATGATGCAGAACGTAGTAGTCATCAAGACGGACCAGAACATGAAATTGTTTATGTAAATGAACAAAGTAGTACCATTAGCTCACCTCAATATAAATTTGAACAAGCTGGTATTGCTAATGTTGCACTACGTCTTAGCAGTTCTAAAGAATGGAATAGTTTTTCACAATTTTCTGCATATATTAAGCAAGGTATAAAAGTTGAAAGATTAATAGATAATACAACTGGTCCGACTAATTTATTTCCCGAAATAGTTTATGCCTTATTAACTAATAAAAAATTTGGATTAGCTGATCTTGTTGGTGTTCCATCTGTTGATAAGGAGAGAATGACAATCGCAGCTAAGTTTTGCGAAGCCAATGGATTTTATTGGGATGGAGTTATTACTGATAAACAAAACATAAGAGAGTTTATATATCAAAATGCGATATTTAATTTATTAGATTTTACAATTCTTGGTGGTAAGTTTTCACTGTTTCCTTCTGTTCCATTTGACTCTAATAATTTTGAAATAATTAAAAATCAAAAACCAATAGTTAGAGCTTTATTCACAGATGGTAATACAAGAAATCTTAAGGTTAGTTTTTTAGCTCCAGAAGAACGTCAAAATTTTATAGGCACTGTTTATTTTAGAAAAGAAGTACCTAATGGATTTTCTGAAACATTATCAAAAACTTTAACTATAGACAGTGATGATGAAAACCTTATAGAAGAAAAATTCCCGATAGAAGTATTTGATATGTCTGATTTTTGTACCAGCGAAGATCATGCTGAAACATTTTTAAAACACGTTTTAAAAATTAGACAAAAAGTAGATCATGGTATAAAATTTGAAACCACACCACAAGCTGCACTAGGCTTAAAACCAGGTGATTATATAAGATTTATTTCTGAAGCTACTCACACTAGTAGATTTGAAAATGGTGTAATATCTCCTGATGGAGTCGTACAAAGTGTTGGTAATAGTAGTCTAAGTAATGTAAATATTTATCATTGGAAACCAGGCACAGAAGAAGTTAAAGAATCTAATTTAAATGTTGTAAATGGTAGGACTAGTAATGCTAATTTATATGGATCTGTTTTTACAGTAAAACAAACCACTGAATCTAATAGGTTATATAAAACTGAATCTATTACATATACAGATGAAGGGTTGATAGAACTATCTGCAAGCCATGCACCTCTTTTATCTGATGGAACTCTTGCTACAATAAATTATATTGATACAGATTTTAGGTCTTTATAATGGCATCTGAAATTCCTTTTCCGAATATAAAACCTACATCTAGAACTTTTACACCTGGAAGGTATCCACAAACTGAATTTGTTGCACAAAATGGTGCAAAAACTGTTCTTAGATATGGTAATAAACAAGTAGATGCAAAATTAACTTTAGGATTTACAAATATTACAGATTCAGAAGTTAATCAAATTTTAAATACCTATGAAGAAGTTAATTCTCATTATGATTATCTTGAATTTCATGGTGGTGACGCATTAGCAGGGATTACTCTTCCTGACACAACAGACAGTGTTTTATTTGATAAAGTCAGAGCAAGTGATGGTACTGGAAAACTTCTGTTAAGATATAGATTTGATGGTCCTCCAACAGTTACAAGTGTCAGACCAAATAGATCAAATGTGCAATGTAAATTTGTCGCTTGCCTCGATGGGGATTAGAATGTATTTAAAATTAAACTAAAACGATGTCTGGCTTTTATTCTGGTAAAGAAGGTGAATTATTTATAGATGGTACGAAAGTTGCCAAAGTCAGGTCATGGTCTTTTAGTATGAATCAAGCAGTTCTAGAGACTGTTTCTTTAGAAGATACTGATAGAACAATTATTCATGGTACTAGAAGTTATACAGGTAGTGCCAGTGTTTATTATTATCAGGAAACTGCTGGAGGCGGTGCTGGACAGCTTAGTACTTTAATAAACAATATTATAAGAACTGGAAGTACATCAGGCGGTGATGGTACTACTGATGAAGCCACTGCTGTACTTTTTACATTAAGAATAAAAGATGGTTCTACTCTTGGTAGGGTTCTTACATTTCAAGCGATACCAACAAGTTTTGCTATTACAAGTGCAGTTGGAGAGGTTACAGCAGCAGATATTAGTTTTGAAGTGAATGGAGCACCTACTGTTGTTGTTTTATAAATGTCTATTTATTTTGGATCAACAGGTTTTATTGAATTAAAACGTGATGCCTTAAATTCTGCATTAGGAACATCTTTAAACCCTGCTGATGTAAACACAACCAAGAAAAGATTTTCTGTTGATAATGTTAGTGGATCGTTAATTACAGGAGATCAGGTTGAAATAGAAACTGTTGACGGAAGCAATTTAGAATTATTATCTGGTCATAACTTTCCTGACCTTCGGAAATATATTCATATTGATGACATGGGTGGAATTAAGCTATACAATAATTTTGCAA